TCCCGCCCGCGCTCGCGTCCGATCCGCCCCCCAGCGTTTCGTCGGGCGCTTCCTCGGCGGGCGGCTCGTCGCCATCCGCCTTGGTCTCGTTATCCTGTTCGTCGGTCGGTTCCTCGGCCGCTTCCTCGGCCACGGGCTCGTCGGCCGCTTCGTCGTCGATCAGTTCGACGCGATAGCCGGCGCCCACGACGACGTCGTAGAAGGGCTGCGGCAGGGTGACGACGGTGTTGTAGGGGATGACGGCCTGCACGCCCTCGACGGTGGGGCGGGGCTGCGTCGTGACACCTTCGCCGAGCACCTTGAAGGTGAGGGCGGTTGTGCCTTTGAATTTCGCCAGAATGTGGTCAAACATGGGGGGTCTCCCGCACGCGAGTTGAAACCCGCCCCGGCTCCGCGTGCAAAGGAGGCCGGGGCGGGAGCCGACGAAACTCAGTCGAGTTCGCGGAAAGCTGCGTAGCGCCAGGTCTTGCCGCTCTCGGACAGAGAGGAGCCGAACGTGATGCCAGCCGACTTGTCGGCGACGGTGCCGGCGTAGGCCGAGATGCCGTTCGACGTGATCTTCGAGAACTGCGTCGAGGCGCTATTGCCCGATTTCAGAGCGTGACCGTTGGTCATGCCCTTGAACCATTCATAGGCCTCGTCGCCGTCGGTCTCGTTCCAGACGCGGATGTAATCGGGCGTGAAGCCCAGCTCGACGGTCACGGCGGCGCCGGTGCCAACGTAGCTGCCAGTTTTGACTGCGTTCATGGTGAGGTTCCTTTTTCCTCAGTGCTGCGAAAGCGACGCTTGGTCAGGTTCGCTGCGCGATGCGGTCGAGAGGGAGCGGCGCGCGAGGCGCCGCCCCGTCACGATCAGAGGGCGGTCGCCGCGACTTCGAGTCGCGCCATCCAGGTTTCGTTGAGGCGAACGGCGTTGAACCAGGTCTTCCAGCCGACATAGCCGCGCTGGCCGAGCGGATCCGACTTGTCGACGGTGCCCGGGTTGATGACCGTCGGGGTCATCGCCATGTTGTTCTTGCCGTCGATCTTGCTGTTCTTCAGCGGCGTCAGCCCGAAGGCTTCCATGCCGAAGTAGAGCACCGGATAGACGTCCGCATTGGTGCCGGTCGTCGATTCGAAGCCAGCGGTCGCGCCGCCGGCATCGGCGAAGGCGCCGAGATCGGGCGACAGGACGTAGCGCACGTCTTCGACCTGGCCGATTTCGTATTCGCTGATCGTCTGGCGCGAGCCATATTTCGACGTCGGCACGAAACCAGCGAGGTTGCGGATATCCGCTTCCAGATCGGTGTGCGCGACGGCGACATAGGCAGCTTCCATCGGCTGCGTGCCGATGTTCACCGACCCGTCGAGGATGCGGGTGAATTTCTTCGCCTTCATCTTCTTGAGGTAGCGGGTGACCTTGCGCTGCTTGTTCAGCGAGATCGCGGTGTTGACCGCGTTGCGGGCGTTGCCGTTCGCGTAGAAGACCGAGGTGCCGCCCTTGACGACGCCCCAGATGATCTGTTCGAGCGTGCGACCGGCGTTTTCGCCGGACATCATCGACGCATCCTTGAGGACCGGATCCTCGTTGAGGTCGTTGACCTTGTCGGTGATGACGACGAGATCGCCGAACTGCTCAAGCGTCACCGAGACGTCTTCATAGAGCATCTGGCGCGCGTTGGGCGTGACGCCTTCCTGCAGCGGCGTGGTTGCCGCGGTGAAAGGAATCGGACGGCGGAACTTGACCGTCTCGGCCTTGTTCAGCGGAATCGGCTTCATGCTGCCGAATTTGCCGAGGACGATGACCGGCTCGGCATGTTCGAGCATGGTGTTGTAGGCGTAGGCAGCGGTACGCTGCGAGATGTCGCCGTAAGCAGTGCGTGTCATGGGCTTGGCCCCCCACAACCGGGGGGCTCAATCCCACCCGGCTAGACTAACGGGACCGGCGCTTTTTGGCCTGGATGCGGTCGAACTCGGCGTCGAAGTCGTCGGGAATTTCGTTGGTGACCGTGGGGCCACCGCCACTCCCTCCGTCTCGGCCTGCGTCCAGTTGCTTCTGGCGGCGCTGGTCAGCGGACAAAGGAGCCGGGGAGGGTGCTGGTGTCGGCGAGGGGGCAGGGGCGGACTGTGCAGCCGGCGCCGAGATCCCCATGTCGCGCTTGAAAAGGTCGAGCACCCATGCGGCTTCCTGACCGTCCGAGACATTTGCGTTCCGAGCGAGGGCTTCCTGGACTGCTCGCGGTTGCGAGGCGGCCCAACCTTCCCAGCGATCGTCTTTGGACAGCTCCAGCCAATCAGGGTGGCGTTCAGCGAGAATTGAGACCTGCCGCTGCGTTTCCATCTGCTGCTGCGCTTCCGCGAGCGTGTTGACGGGCTGCGTCATGTTCGCAATTTGCTGTCGGAGGCCTTCGATTTCCGCAGCAATTGGCGCTGCGATATCGGGATATTCTTCCTTCAGCGCTGCCAGCGGGTCGGCGGCGATTTCGCCATCTTCCTGCTGCTGTGCTGCTGGCTGGCCTCCACCGTCCTGACGGTTCTGTTGCTGCCCCTGTTCCTGCAACTTGCGATGCAGGGCAGATACGCGGCCTTGCTGCGATGCGAGCCGGAAATTCAGATCCCGGAGCTCTTTCTCGCGCGCTTCCCGAAGCTCGGGAGGCGCATTGGCCCAGATGTCATCGGATGGTTCGGCGCTTGCAGGGGGCTGATTGCCCGCGACATTTGCCTCTTCGCCCGCGGCCTCACCGGCAGGGGGCGACGATTCTCCGTCGGCTTCGGGGACAGGGTCGGCACCGTCGTCGTCACCGGCATTCTCAGCGGGTGCTTCGGCTGCGCCTGACGCGATCTCGTCGAAAGCCTTGTCGAAATCGTCAGCGTCTTCGCTGGGGGCAATATCTGCCGGATTTGTCGCCATAGGTCAATATCCTCGTGTTGGGGGGCTAGTTTTCGTCGGAATCGCCGATCATCTGATCGGTATGCGGTAAATGGTTGGGCATCGCCTCGACGTATCGGAATGCCGCGATCTGGCCTTGGAGGTGCCGGATTTCGTCGGGCGGGGCCTTCTCAAGCTGGATGTGCAGGTCTTCGATGCGCTTCGCGACGCGCCGCGTCACTTCGCTCCAAGGCAGGCTGATGCTCATGCTTTCACCATGCCGGCGCTGATCGCGCCGCCCGAACCGCCAGGCTCAAGACCCTTGGCCTCCGCATTGATGCGGTTGCGCTCTTCCATCGCGACCTCGACCGCGAGCTTGCGCTCGTCGCTCTGGGTCTTGATCTGCATCGAGGCGAGCATGGCCTCGATCTTCTTCATGTCGACGCCATCCTTCTGCATCAGCCCCAGGATGGCAGTCTCACGGTTCATCTTGGCGATTTCCAGACGGAGCTCGCCGTCATCCTTGCGCGATTGCGCGTCGATGTTGGCGATTTCGAGCTGCGACGCGGCGCGGATTTCCTCGGGCGACTGCGGCTGGTTCTCGGCCATCTGCTTGACGCGCTTCTCGAACTCGTCCGGCTCGACCAGAATGTCGCTCGGGTTGATCGCCATTGCCTGCAGCGTCATGCGCAGCGTCTCGTAGACCCGGATCGCGGGACCGATGACGGGGTGCGTCGACCATTTGTCGGCAATCGCCATGAGCTGCTGCGACTGGATCTCGCGCACGAGCAGCACCGACGTGCCGCGTGCCTCGGTCGTCATGTCGCCCTTGACCTCGGGCTTCTCGTTGAACTGCATGTTCCAGTCGTAGAAGCGGGTGATGAAGGGGGTCGTGATGCAATCGTCCCAATTCTTCACGACGCGGCGGAAGATGACGTTGGCGCTGTTGAACAGCATCGACATGCCGGAGGATGTGTTGGTGACGTGGGCGCCTTGGTCGCCCTGCGCAATCAGCGGCATCGAGATGACCTCGTCGATCATCTTGAGCGCGAAATCGGTGATGACCATCAGCTCGGTGATGTTGACGCCGATGTTGACGACCTCGAAGGGACCGCGCGAATTCGCCGCGACCTCGGTCCCCTTCTTGAGCCACACCTTGCGCGGCCGAAGTTTCCAGCTGCCGTCCTCGGGTTCGATGTGGGTCTTGTCGACGATGATCTGCGGGCCGGCGCCGAGGCCGCCATTGTCCATCATCATGCGGACCGACGAATTGAACATCGACTGGATCTGGCGCATGAGCCGCGGCACGCCGACGGCGGCCAGCATGGTGGCCTCGCCCTTCTCGAACGGGAACCAGCTGTAGAGCGGTTCGTCGCTGTCGAGCGGGTAATCCGGCGCGATCTTGAGCATCTGCCCCTGGCAGAAATACATCACGACGCGGCGCTCGACGGTGTAATCGTCCTCGGCCTCGATCTCATCGGCATCGGCATCCTTGCCGATCGCGCGCAGCACCGTCGCGATCTGCTGGATCGTCAGCGGTCCGTGATACTCCCAGACCATGAACCGGTTCGACAGCGCCGCGGTGTGCGGGCTGTCCATCTCGATCGTGCGCAGGTCGTCAAGGCTCTGGTTCGCGACCGCCGTGTCGGCCTGCGCGCCCTCTTTCAGGATGAGTTGGAGCGCGCGCTTGTTGAAGCCGAGCTCCCGCGCCATCTTGCGCAGCCGCATCGCGTTGACGGGATGGCGCTCGAAGGTGAATTCGCACTCGTCCATGCACGCGGCGGACATGTCGGGGAACCAGTTGATAGGGTGAACGCGGCGCGCGCCGGGGCGTGACGCTGCGCCCGGGCCCAGCACGTACGAACCGACGAGCGGGTTCTGGTTCTCGTCATAGGCCTGCTGCCACTTGCCGCGCTTCGCGCGCACCGTGACCGGGCCCTTGAGGATCCCGCTGCCCAGCTTGCACGAATCCGAGATGACGTCGCGCGCCGAGCCGGCATAGTTCACCTCGGTAAGCTGGTCGTCGATCTCGCGCTCCATGAGCTCGGCGCGGCGCTTCGCCTGATCGATGACGCGCTGCGCGTCGGAGAAGGCTTCCTTGAGCGGGACAAGCTGATCCTCGAGCTGCGCCATCTCCTCAGCGACCTGCTTCTGGCGCGCCGCATCGGGGTCGGCCTGCTCCGGATCAGCCTGCTGCTGGGCCATCGCGTTGTTCTGCTCGACCAGTTCCTTGATGCGCTGCTCGGCCTGGTCGATCTTGGCGACGGCCTGCTGCGCAGCCTCGGCGAGCTCGGGAACCGGCGTCGGCTGGATGCCCCAATTCTTGTCATCGGCGGGGAACAGCAGGTCAGTGAGCCGCGCGTCCCATGCCCGTGTCTTCGGGCCGGTGAGGTTGACGAAGACCTTGCTGCGCTCGCTATCGTTGTTGAGCTTGCCGAGCACGTCGGCCTCGTAGATGCCGTGATACGCGCGCAGATCCTCCATCCAGCGCGTCTCGATCGGGCGGCGGGCGACCATCTGCTCGCCGAGCAAGCCTTGCAGCTCGCCGATGACGCTCTCCATGCCGCGCAACAGCTTCTCGCGCCGTTCCTTGGCGTCCATGCCTTCGTAGGCGGTCTTCGATTTCTGTTTGCGAGCGGCCATGGGTCAGTATCCTGCGACAGGGTCAGCCGCGCCGACGGCGCCGGGCTCACGGGTGATGACTTGGACAGGGGCGCGAATGCCGCGCTTCACACCGGAGACGACGAGATATCGGCTCGCGTCCATGAGGTGGTCATTCTTCTTGACGATCTTGCCGTTCTCGTCGCGGCGATAGATGCGATATTCAGCTAACCAATTGGAAAGGTTGCGGAACACCTTGAGGCGCCCGGTCGAGATAAGTTCCCAGACCTGATAGATGCCTGCCTCGACGCTGTTCTCGGCCGCGACGAGGTGAAGGCCGAGATTGATGTAGGTCGCGAGCAGCCGCTCGCCGTCTGTCTGGCTCCGGCCATTGGCGGCGGGATCGATGACGCCGGGGATCCAGTCGCCGCGCGCCTTGATCGCAGCGGCGTGGATCGATGCCTCAGCCTGCCCGCGATAGTGCTCGGCGTATAGGTAGAGGGTGTCGTTGTCGTGATCCTTAGCGCCCCAGATGCAGGCGGTGCGGTTCCATCCGACGTCGAGACCGTAGCTGCGGGTCCAGAACTTGGGGATGGGGAAGGGGTCGACGACGAAGACCTCTTCCTCGATCGGGTAGATCGCGCCGGCGCCGAGCGAGGGGATGCCCTGCGTACGGGCCTTGCGCTGAAACGCGGGGAATTCCTTGGCAAGCTCCTCGCGCACCTCGGGGCTCAGATGCGGAACATCGTCCCATCCGGCCTGCACCAGGTATCTTGAGCTTGTGATTTCGCCCACGGCCGATCAGACCGCGGGCGTGTATTTCGTCGGCACGGCTGTCCAGCCCTCCCTGTTCGTCCCGTTGTCGCAATACGATAAACCGGCGAATCGGGCTAGTGCCTTTATCCGGTCAGCCTCCCGGCCTCATGTCGCTCGGCATGAACTGCATGACGGTCTCCGACAGGCCGAGCAGGGGGGTGAAGGTCAGGATGATGATCCCGCTCGTCGTCGCGGTACGCACAAGGCACTCCTCGTAGACCGCGAGCGGGCATTCCTCGTCGAGCCAGATGAAATGCTTCGCCGTGCCCTGGAAGACGCGGCGGCCCTGATCGTAGGATTTGAGGCCGAGGCGCGACCATTTGCCGGTGCGGTGCTTGATGAGCACGGTGTCGACGAGATCCTGCACGCCCTGCTTCCATGTGATGCGGCCGATCTTCTCTTTCGGGATGATGCCGGTCCCGTCGAAGCGCTTCTTGCCGCTGGAATAGTCGATCTCGCCGAGCAGCTCCTTCTGGATGATGTCGCGCGTCGTCTCGTTGGTATCGCCGGCGGCCCAGCCATCGGTCGGAGCGCGGAACACGCGGCCTTCCCACCAATTCGGATAGTCGCCGGTCAGGTGCGCGCAGACCTCGTAGCTGCCCGCGACGGTCTTGCCGACGCGGTTTGCCGCCATGAAGCAGCGTTGGCGCCACGTTATGCCGACGCGGAAGAACTCGAGGTGCCGGGGATATAGCTCGCGTCGGTATTTGCCCTCGTCGGGGAAGAGCAGCTCGAACTTGTGCGTCCGCTCCCACTCCATCGCTTTCATGAGCGGGGCGACGAGCTCGCGAACCTGCTGCTCGGGCAGCGTCTGAACCAGGCGATCGATGTCGAGCGTGGTGGCGTCGAAGCCCTCGATCTGCCGAAGGCCGGCGCCTAGCTCAGCGAGGGCGGCTTCGACCCGAGACACGCCGCGGGGCTACTGCTTCGTGGAGGTGGAGGGGGCGTTGCCGCTTTTCTGCAAGGCGGTCAGGATGGCATCGCCGAGCACCTGGCGCATGTTCTCGACCTCGACCTCGCCGGCGTCGAACCCTGCCGATTCCTCCGCGTCCGCTTCATCCTGCGACGCGCCACCGGGCTTGCCCTTCGGGTTGCGGCCGCTGGGCAGCGCGCTCATCTCGTCGGCCGCCTGCTTGAGCAGCTGCGCCGCGAGGGGATGGTTCTTCTTGTCGTAGGCGTGCTCGAACATCTTGCCGAGATGGTCGATGCGATACACGCGCTTCGAGATGGGGTGCATCTGCAGCAGCCCCTCCTCGTAATCCTTGCGGATCTTGAAGAAGAGCTCGGTCAGCGAGGCGCCGAGATCGCGGTTCCAGCTCTTCGTCGGGTCGTAGCGTTGAACGTGGTTGCGCTCGAGCCGGATGCCGTAGGTCTTCTCGAACTCGTCGACGATCTCGGGAGTGCGGACGTAGCAGGCGAGCTGCGCCACGATCAGGTGCTTCTGCTCGGAATTGAGCCGCAGCTTGGCGGTTTTAGGTGCCTTCGCCATGGTCAGGCGGCCCGGCGCAGATGGCAGGTGCCGCACGCCGCGGCGAGCGAGGCGACGCCGATCGCCGGCCGTCCCTTGGCCGCATCGACCAGAGCTTGCACGCCGGCGGCGCCGGCACCGTAGCGCTCGACGACGCCAACGAATTCCTCGATGTCATGGCCGCGCATGGCGTAGATCGGCTGGCCGTGCTTGGTGAAAGCCGGGTCGCCGTACTGGTTGAGCGCCTGCCCGGCATGATAGAGCTCGTGCTCGACCAGCGCGCAGAAGCTGGCGTCGTCCATCTCCCGCGCCGCATCGGCCTGAATCGTGATGACGAAGTCGGGCGTGCCGCCGAACCATTGCTTGAGCTGATGGTGCATCATGGCGCTGGACCATTTGCGCTGCTGCGACTGGATCAGCCGACATTCGCCCAGGATGCGGCGGCCTTGATGGGCAGCCTCCTCGTCGGTCCAGAGCCAGCCGATGAACGCGCTGTCGAGGTGCGCGTGGTGCGGATTGCAGATCGGGCTGCTGCCGTCGATGAACGTCTCGTGCGCCCATGCGCCCAGCCCTTCCTGATCGGGTCTGAAGCCGAAAAGATTATCGGAAGGCGGTTGGGGGCGCATGTCCGCGCTATGCCTGAATTATCGGATTGCGACAATAGCGGCGCTGTGGCAGACAATCGCAGCGGTCATCGGAAAGGGCCTTGGCCTTTCGCAAGTCGATACGGGGACCGCACCGTGTGGCAGGGTAGAGCAGTCTGGTAGCTCGTCTGGCTCAGGAGATGAAAGTGTTTGAAACGGCGTGGGCAGCAGGGTTCTTCGATGGTGAAGGCACAACCTGCTACAGCATGACGGCAAAAAGCACACGGATCCAGATTTCCCAAAAGAACCCGGAATTGCTGCACCGCTTCGCGGATGCAGTTGGGGCCGGCGTAGTGTGCGGGCCCTACAAGAACGGGAAAGGGGAGGTTTACCAGTACCGGCTTTCACGTCGAGATGACGTGATTGCAGTCCTAACCAAACTCTGGCCGTTCCTTGGGAAACAGAAAAAGGATCAGGCAAGGGCTGCGCATGCAGCACCGCCTGAACTGAAAGCAGCATAGCGGGTCGCGGGTTCGAATCCCGCTCCTGCATCGACATACCCGAGAGGGGCGTCTGGTAAGGCTCGCAAGGCCCCCAGCGTTGGTTATCTGGCCAACATCAGGTGTTCAGCACGCGCCCCGCATGATGACCGCAAAAGCCGTCGTGGGTCAGATCCGGCGGCAAGGTTTCGAGCCAGGCGAAAGCCTCGACGAGACGGCGAGCCGTTCGAGATGGGTGGGAGGCCCCGACTTCCCCCGACAATCCCGCCGGGGTGAACAGGGAGACCGAGCATGCGCATGTTACGCGGTTATTTTCTTGTCAGTACCATCTTCGCCCTGGCCGCTCCGGCCATCGCCGTCATCGATCGCGTCACCGAGCGAATAGCCACCTTCGTGCTGTCGCTGTTTGCGCCGGCACCGCGTCGCCTTGCCGCAGAGGGCCCGTCGTTCGATCGCCGCATCGAGCGCCAGTCGCTCGCCAGCTCGCTGCTCGAATCCCTTCAGCATGAAAAGGGGGTTCCGCGCTACGGCGCGGCGCGAGGTATCTGACATCTGGGTCGCACCAGAAGGAAAGGGCGTCGGAGTGATCCGGCGCCCTTTTTCTTTCAGCGCGCTGGCGCATCCAAAGTGCGGTGAATTCCCGCGCCCTCGCTCCGCTTATCGAGATCCAGCATCTTCTGCGTGAACT